CCTGACATGCGAGAGCCTTTCTTGCTGTAACTAAACCAACCGTCACTAGCTTTGGCAAATCCTCGGTTATTGATCTGCCAACTAAGTAGCTGCATAAGAAACTTGTCTTTGCCAAAAATATTCTTATACAGGCCATGTTCAAACTTAAGTGCGGTCGCAGACACATGTTGGTCAAACCTACTGGCATCCATACCTACACAAACCGGCTGAGAAAACCGACTCCATTTTGCATATAATACGTTTGCCAGTTCAGTGGAGTTATAACTACTCATAATGGTGGGCGATCCAAAAGCCTCATCAATAGCTCGATAAACTTTCTTTTCAATTGGTAGCAAATACCGACCCAATTCCACATTGTATCGTGGATTTCGTGGTTGAATAACACGAGGAGCGGGGTCAGGCTTATTACTCCAATTGACTTTCTCGGCCTTAATGAAGGTGCTCAGTGTGGCATCTCGGGGTCGGACTGGTTTTAACACCAGCCCGGCAGCAGCATTGGCATATATTGTGTGCCGGCGTCCTGAGTAGTATCCCACGAACTGGTCGTAGGTCACCCGGGATTGGCGCCCAACGGCTTTTGCTACTGAACGCAGAAAAGAGCCACACCGCCGATCGAATATATCGTTGTCCACAGGTGTAAGACATGGCGTGCAATTTCGATCGGTATATAACACTCTTTCGCCAACCCCGCGAATCAAGTTGCGAATAGAGTGGTTATGGGTCACCATCTTATCCCCGCAAATGTACTGACCCATAGTTAAGTACTTGCGAGGTTTGGGCACCCCAGAGTATGTGGGAAGGATACCTGGGTAGACACCTGGAGTTGTGTCTACCCCTTCCCCTCTCTGTGGGCCCCATCAGTTGATAGAGTTTCGCAGCCCAAACCAGGCTGCTAAACTCTTCATCTGATGTACCGTAGAGCTCATGGATATTGCAGCTGTCCTAAGTTCATCATTGGTGGGAACAAAAACCATAGCTGTTGCAAAATCCACGTTCTCGACGATGTGTCGTGCCAAAACACCATGGTCAACACACGCATCGTACAAAAATTTCCTTACACATAAACGATTGGCTTCGCTATTAGAAAGTCTACCAAACTTAGCCTTCCCGATTCGAACCAGATAAGCTCTAAAGGGCGCTTTCTGTTTGCGGGAAACCTTACGTCTCTGTGCAATAGTGTTGTCCATAGTGTCAACAGAAGTTGGTGTGGTGACCTCCGCTACATCATCAATTCCATATTTCGCCTGTGAATCCAACTCCTGCAATACCTCTTTTACGTCCTGGTCAACCTGTGATATGATCTGCCTGGCCTTATAGGCAGTGGTACTCTTGTACCAACTCCATGCTCCTTTGAGTAACATTTTCCCGACTTGACACGCAATAACAACATTAGCTGTGGTGGTAGAAAGTTGGGAGATATCCATGACGACTAAAAGTTG